GAGCAGATTGACCGGTTGTTCCAGCCGTTCATGCAGGCGGATTCCTCGACTACGCGTCAATTTGGTGGCACTGGGCTGGGCTTGGCCATCTGCCGTAAGCTGATCGAGGCTTTGAGCGGCGATATCTATGTCTCCAGCCGACCCGGCGAAGGAAGCACGTTTACCGTCATCATGGAGGCCATCCCGGCGGCGCCGGGGCGGATGCTGAACGACCTTCAGGAGGCCGGAACTCTCGATTCGCGTTTGTCACGCGGATCCTCCTCTTCCGCCAGGAGACTCCGCGGCAGGGTGTTGCTGGCCGAGGACGGCCCTGACAACCAGGTTCTCATTTCCACCATTCTCCGCAAAGCCGGGGCGGAAGTGGACGTAGCGCCCAACGGCCGCGAGGCCTTGGATATGGCCCTGGCGTCGGCAGGAAGGGCCTATGACGCAATCCTGATGGACATGCAGATGCCGGAGATGGACGGTTACGAGGCCACAGAGACACTGCGACGATCGGGCTACCAGGGCCCAATCGTTGCCCTGACGGCTCACGCCATGTTCGGCGACCGGCAGAAGTGTCTGGATGCGGGTTGTGACGAGTATGTCACCAAGCCCGTGGACTGTGCCTCGTTGCTGGCGACTCTGGCCCGGCTGATGGGTGGACCGGTTCCCGCTTCCGAAGATGACCGTGTGGCCGCATCGCTTCAGGATCCCTCGGAGGAGGCCATTTACTCCGACTTCGGCAACGATCCGGACATGGCCGAGATTGTGGTCGAGTTCGCCGCCAGACTCCCGGAGCATCTGGCGGAGATGTATCAGGCCGCCGAGAGCGGCTTGTGGGACCGGTTGCAGCGAATGGCTCACCAGATGAAGGGGGCCGGGGGCGGGTACGGATACGCCGCGCTGACCGAGGTCGCCCGGGAACTTGAGACGCACGCGAAAGAGAGGGATCGCGAAGCAGTGGTACTTGACCTGGCGGCGATGAGCGCTCTCTGCCGGAGAGTCCAGGCAGGGATCGCGAAGGTCGCCAAGCCGGGCGAGGTGAGGCCGAGATGAAGATACTGCTTATCGACGACAGCGCGGATGCCCGAGTTGTGGCCGTGGCCCGGCTGGCCCATGAGGGACATGAGATTCTCTGCGCCGCCGGGGGCGCAGAAGGCCTGGAGATGGCCCGCCGGGAACACCCGGACCTGGTGCTGCTGGATGTGGACATGCCCGACCTGAACGGGTTTGACGTCTGCCAGCAGTTGAAGGACGACAGGACCACTTGTTCCATTCCGGTGATCTTCCTTTCGGGTGCCGGCGACGCCAATGACAAGGCCAGGGGACTGGACCTGGGGGCCGTGGACTATGTTACCAAGCCCTTCGACGCCTTCGAGTTGCGGGCACGAGTCCGCTCGGCCCTGCGGACCAAGCAGCTTCAGGATCACTTGGCCAGGTCTTCGCAGATCGACAAGCTGACCAACCTGCCCAACCGGGTGCTGCTGCTGGAGCGTCTGCAGCAGGCCATCCTGCGGCGCGAGCGGTGTCCCGAAGAGCACTATGCCGTGCTCTTCCTGGATTTTGACCGGTTCAAGGTTATCAACGACAGTCTGGGTCACGAGGCTGGTGACCAGTTGCTGGTGCAGATTGCCGACCGCCTGCGCGGCCAGGTGCGTGCGACGGACTCGGTGACCCGCCTGCCGGAGAGCCGGACGGCTATGCGGCTGGGTGGAGACGAGTTTGTGGTCCTGCTGGAGGGAATGGTTGGAGGTCGAGCGTCTGCCATGGCGGTCGCCCAGCGGTTGCTCGACACGCTGGCTGAACCATACCAGGTCGGGGAGTCGCGGATCGTGAGCACGGCCAGCATCGGCGTGGTCACCGACGAGGGCGGCTACCTGCGGGCCGAGGACGTGCTGCGGGACGCGGACACCGCCATGTACGAAGCCAAGGCCGCTGGCCGCGGCCAGGCGGTGCTCTTCGATGTCACCATGCGTGAGCGGGTCCGTCGGCGGCTGAGCCTGGAGAATGAATTGCGGCTGGCCATCGAAGCGGGGCAGTTGGTGCTCCACTATCAGCCCATCATCTGCCTGGATTCTGGTCGTCTGGTCGGGGTCGAGGCCCTGGTTCGCTGGTGTCATCCTGAGCGGGGCATGGTCTTGCCGGGTGAGTTCATTCCGGTGGCCGAAGATTGCGGCCTGATCATCCCGCTGGGCGACTGGGTCTTGGGCGAAGCATGCCGACAGTTAGGGGTCTGGCAGCGGACCTTGGGCGCCGACCGGATTCCCAGTGTCAACGTTAATCTCTCGGCCCGGCAATTCGTGATCGCGGACTTCGCCGAGCGGGTGGCCCGGGCCGCTGGCGACGGCGGCATCGAACCCTCGTCCGTGCACTTGGAGATCACTGAGAGTGCGGTCATGCAGGATGTCGCCGCCGCCACCAGGCTGCTGCATGATCTGAAGTCTCAAGGATTCAAGGTGGCCCTGGACGATTTTGGGACCGGCCATTCGTCGCTGGCTTGCCTGCACGAGTTTCCCCTCGACGTGGTCAAGATCGATCGCTTGTTCGTCAAGAATATGAGCCGCGGGCGTCACTACACTGCCTTGGTTCACGCCATTGTCGCCCTGGCCCGTAACCTGAACCTCGAAGTGGTGGCCGAAGGCGTGGAGACGGCCGATCTGGCGCCACCGCTGCAATACCTGGGATGCCAGTATGCCCAGGGGTATTTCTTCGGGCGGCCGGTGCCCGCGGAGCAGGTCGTCGAATACCGACCTCCAGCCACCCTGGCCGACACCGTGCTGGCCGCTCCGTTCTTTGACTGAGATGAGCGACGGTCGGGGTACCGGTGCGGGAGATGGACGCGGAAGTCAGCGACCAAGGCAGGGGGAGGATACAACCGGCGGCCACGAGGCGCCGGTGCTCAGGAAAGGAAGGGCGTCGTGAAACTGTGCTATGCCGTCACTGTCGTTGTTGTAGTGCTGCTGTCCGCATCACTGACCATGGCTGCCGAGCCCAGGCTGGCTGGCGGGTCGTCGCCTCGTGACGTAACCAATCCGCTGCCGCGGCTAATCGAGCCGATCCTGCTGGCGGTGGAGTCGGGCGCGGAAGGGTCCGCCAAGGGCACGGTCGAAGAGGCCGCCGGGAGTCCGTCCGCCTCTGTGATTGCCCAGGCTCCGGTCGAAGTGCCGCCGGAGGGGCCGCCTCTGCCACTGCACACCATCGAGGGCACGGGCGGCATCCTTATCACCCCGACTGCCTACCTGGTCAACCCCGGTCCGAAAGACAGCTTCTTCGGCAAGCCGGCCGCCTCGGTGACCCACGTCGGCGCACGGCGGAAGAACATCCAGACCCTGGCCCTGACCGAGACGCTGTTCGGCCGACTGGAGTTGGGCTACGGTCTGAGCCGCTTCGATCTCGGTACGTTGCCCGACGCCGTCGAGGACGCCAACGGCATCGACATCAAGCGCAACGACGTTTACCTGCACAACCTCAACGCCCGGTTCCTGATCCTGGAAGAGAACAGCTTCGACCTGCCGCTTCCAGCCATTACGGTTGGGGCTCACTTCAAGATCAACGACGGCATCGGCACGGTAGACCACCGTCTGGGCGGTGCCTTGAAGACCGCCGGGCTGGGACATACCAGTGGCATCGACTACACCCTGACCGCCAGCAAGACCTTCGGCAATGTATTCGGTCGGCCGCTCATCACCTCGGTCGGCCTTCGCTACAGCAGGGCCGCCCAGCTCGGCTATCTGGGTTTCGGAGAGACCTATCACCCCAGCTTCGAGGCCAACGCCGCCTACCTGATCACCGACTGGCTGGCCGTAGCCTACGAGTTTCGCCAGAAGGTCAACGACTACAACAACATCGGTAAGTTGGTGAAGGACGAGGACAACTGGCAGACGATTGGCCTGGGGTTCATTGTCAGCAAGAACCTGACTGCTACGGTGGGCTATGGCCACTTCGGCGATGTGCTGAACACAACTGAAAACGGAGGCTGGGCCGTCCAACTCAAGTACGAGTTCTGAGCCATGGGACCAGGATTTGACCGAGAAAGACGTTCTACCTGGGGCGTCAGTCACGGAGCAGATTCTGCAGCAGGAATCCGAAAGTCGCCTACGACGGCGCGAACCGGCGAGTTCGCAAGACGGTGCTGGAGGACGATAGCCCGACCGCGCCGACGGAACTGTCGGACGCATGGTACCTGTGGGACGGGTGGCAGTCGATTGAAGAGCGGAACCTCAGCGCCGAGGGCGAGCCGGTGGTGCGGCGGCACGTCTACGGTGTAACCTTGACACGTTTGCGCGCTGAAGACCCTTTGGGACATCTCCACCACGTTGCGGGCCAGACGATTCACGCGGATGATCCGGGACTGCTGGGACGAGAAGCCCGCCGAGGCCCGAGACGCGGGCGGCTGACCTTCGCCACCTGGGATGCCAGTATGCCCAGGGATACTTCTTTGGCCGGCCAGTGTCCGCGGACCAGGTCGTCGAGTACCAACCGCCCGCCCAGCTGTCCGACGCCGTGCTGGCCACGCTCTTCTTTGATTGAAGGTGACAGTTGTCTACCGTTCCGGCCGCCCCGCAGGAAAGGCCGCCGTTGCCACTGCATAGCATCGAAGGCACGGGCGGCATCCTTATCACCCCGACCGCCTATCTGGTCAACCCCGGCCCCAAGGATAGCTTCTTCAGCAATCCGGGAATCTCCTGAAGATTACCTGCCGACGACATACCACCGTCACAAGAGTTCACCACATCATTCAGGCCACGTAGGTCAGGCTGGCCGACAGATTCTGCAGCCCGGCGGTCAGGTCAACAGTGTCATTGCCAGGAGCTGCCGGACCAGGGAAGGCTGGCTTAGCGTAGACCGGTGCGATCAGGAGATGCGTCTCGCTGTCGGTGCCGGCGCGGTTCAGATCATCAGCGGCCAGCGTGATTTCCTTGGTCACCTGGCCGTCCGTGTTTTCGGCCCAGGTGGTCTTCTGCGACCCCTCGCCGTTGGCGGTGTCAAGGCCAACGGAGAACGCCGAACCCCTGATCCGCAGTTCGTATGTCAGGCCGGTCCACTCCGATACGCCCGTGACGGTGTACTGAAGCGTCAGCTTAAAGCTGCTCAGAGTCTTGTCCTTCAGCGGCCCGGTGAGGAAGCCGAACGACTTGCCGCCAGCTTCCAGGACGCCCTCGGTCGTTTCATACTCCGTGTACTGGCCGTTCCAGTAGTTGCCGAGTTGCTGGCAGAACCACGTGAATCCGGCGTCCGGGACTGTGCCTCCGATGGTCTGGTCGGTGCCATCAGCCAGGTCGGTCCACACGTCGTCCCACAGATCGTTCCACTCTAGGTACGGCCATGGGTCCATTGGCACCAGGACCGGGGGATCGCCAACGAACTCATACGCGAGCGTGTTGTGGTCGGCCCAGCCATGGTCCGCATGATGCGGCGATCCCAAGCAGAGCACGCCCGAACACCGTTTGACCAGGTGGCCGTTGACGCTCTTTCGCAGATGGCCCGAGGATGGGGACTTGACCAGGTGGCTCATGATCCGACGCAGTCCTCCGGCGCATCAATCTCCACGCGGGTCTCGCCGGTGGCGGCCACCAGGCACCCGCGGCTGTCGAACGTCAGGTCACGGTAGAAGGCGTAGAGCTTCTGGTCGCCGGCGTCGTTGTAGGCCGTGCGGGTCTGGACACGGACGGTCACGCCGTCCTTGCCGGCGGGAGGGTCGGTGATGTCCCACTCGTCGGTGGCGGCTGTCTCCTGCTCGAAGTCCTCCGGCTCCAGCACGGCCGGGTCTTCCGCGGTGCCGGGGGCACAGTCGAAGCGCACGAGAGCCCACTTGAGGCCGGTGCCGGACTCCTTCCACAGGATGGTAGCCCCTCCGGTGCCGCCACTCTTCAGTGACGTGCACACGCCGTCGGCCACGTCCGCGAAGCGGTGCGCGGCGTCACCCACGTCGACCTTGACCGGGCAGACGCCGAAGGCCCAGGCCCGGCCGATCAGACTGTTCTTGATGGGCTCGGCCAGGATGACAAATCGGCCCAGGTGGTCGTCCTCGGACGGCGTATCGGCCTTGAAGGCCAGGCGGTTTTTGAACTCCTGCTCGTTGCTGCCCGGCAGGATGAGGGTCTCCTTGACGCCAAGCACCTGGAACTGGTCGCGGTCGGCGCCGCTGTCGTTGTGCACGAGGACAATGCCGTCGGCGGGTCGGTTGCCGAGCGCGGGCATGCCCTGGGCGAACTGTCCGCCCTGCCACGCGGCGGCCATCTCCACCAGGGCGTTGTAGAACCGCGCGGGGAACCGCAGCGGCTCACCGGTCTGGACCTTGCGGAGCTGGTCGCTCATGGGCTACGTTCCAATCCCTAGGCTGGCGAAGTTGGCTTCCTCATAGACCTTCTCGACGTAGGCCCCGCAGGGCCGCTTGACTATCATGTTCACCGTGTCGTCCACCACGTCGTGGTAGCGAATCCACAGGTACTCCCAGCCCTTCTTCGCGGCCACGGTGATGTTGCCGCCGATGACGAGGTTGGTCTTGTTCGGGCTGGCGGCGAACTTGAAGGTGATCTCCCAGTCGCCGGTGCCGCGCTTCGAGCCCGAGGCCCCCAGGAACAGGCACTCGCCGGCGGCGCAGCCCTTGAAGGCGGCGTTGTTGACCTTGCCCGTCAGGCCGAAGAGCGTGCCCTTGTAGGCTTCGGTCACCGTGGCGGCCGACAGGTAGTGGGTCTCTGAGAACTGGTAGACCGGCACGGTGATGTCGCAGCCCTCGACGCTGTCGGAGGTGACGCCGATGGCCCCCTTGAAGTCGGGGGCCGAGTCGCCGGCCTGGCCGTAGCGGCCGCTCGTGGAGAGGCTCTGCGTGATGTGCTGCGTGCCGCCGCCGGTGTCGAAGCTGAAGCTCGATTCCCCCGTGGCCGGCGGGTCCTTCTTCTGGCCTCCGGCCGGGACGTACCGCACCGTGGCGTGCCACAGGTCCGCCCGCTCAGTCGGCTCGATGGAGATGGTCTCGCGGACCATGTTGCGGTACGTGGCCGGCGCGGTGGCGGCAACGGCGTCATAGGCGGCCTGGTCGTCGTCGGTGCCCATCACCTGGTAGTGAAGGTCGACGTTCGACTGGCGGCCGATCGAGGCCGGGCGGCTGTCGAGGCGTTCCTGGACGGTAATGGCCATTACTCAAACTCCAGTCCGCCGAGCTTGGCGTGCTCCAGCAGCTTCTGCGTGTTCTTCGCCGTGGCCTCGGTGGCCTTGGCCGTCCGCTCGGCGGCGCCGCCCACGCCCATGCCGGGGATGGCCGCCGCGTTGAACGTCCCTTGGGCGGCGAACATGTTCCGCCGCACCTCGGCCACCGCCTGGTTGATGCTGCCGAAGTCGTAGTCGTCCGGCCCGCGCGGCATGTCGAGCGCCCGGTCCTCGGCCTCGCCGGCCTGCCGCTTCTTCTTCGCCTCGCCGATGGCCGTCTGCCACTCCTTGCGGGCGGCGTCCACCTCGGCCTGGGCGGCGGCGATCCGCTGGTCGTACTCGTCCTCCAGGGCCTTCTTCTTGGCCGCCTGCTCCGCGTCCACCGACTGCATGGCCCGCTCGTGAATCTCGTCCTCGCGCTTCCGCTGGGCCTCGCGCTCGGCTTCGCGGGCCTTCACAGCCGCATTGGCCCGCTCATCGATGGCCTGGTTCTGTTGCTCCAGCCAGGCATCCGCTCCGGCGTAGGCGGCGTCGCTGTCAAAACTGTCGTCGAACAGGCCCCGCAGCCAACTCCAGGCCTTCGATACCTGCGTCCCGGCCCAGTTCCAGGCCTTACCGATGCCCTGGCAGAACCGCGTCCAGACGTTCGACAGCCAGGCCGTGGTCTCGATCCAAGCGATCTCCAGCCCGTGCCAGACCACCAGACAGGCCCGCACGGCCCCGTAGAAGGCGTCGTAGCTCAGACGGATGAAGAAGTTGCGGAAGTCCAGCCACAGCTTCGACAGCCAGGCGATGCCTTTCTCCCACTCCAGCTTGAGCGTCAGCCACATGATCTTCGCCGCCAGGCCGATGTCGCCCGCAGCCAGGGCGTCGCCGATGCCGCCGATGGCCTCGCCCGCATCCGCAGCAAGCTCCCCGAACACACCCTTGAGCCAGTTGAGGGCCTTGCCGCCCAGGCCGGTGAAGTAGAGGATGGCCGCGCCCAGGGCCGCCACGGCAACGATCACCAGGCCGACCGGCGTGCAAATGGCTCCGATGATGGAGCCCAGGACACCAAGCACGGCGCCCACGGCACTGGCAATGGTGCCCAGGGCCCCGATCACCGCACCGACCGCGGAGATGATGCTGCCCAGGATGACAAACGCCGTGCCCAGCGCCGCCAGCACCGCACCGACGATGAGGGCGACCTTGACCAGCCCCTGGTGCTCCCTGATCCACTTCGTGACGCTGACGATGACGCGGGTGAGCCACTTGGCCAGGCCGGAGAGGATGGGCGCCACGGCGGCGCCGATGGTGTTGTAGCACTTCTTCAGCACCCGCCAGAGGTCCGAGAGCGTGTCCTGGAATCGTCGCGCCGCCTCGGCGCTCTCCCCGGACATGACCAGACCCAGGCTGCGGGCGTGCTTGGTGAGCTTATCGATGCCGGCAGCGCCGCCAGTCATCATGGGCAGCAGTTGCGTGCCGCTGCGGCCGAAGATGGCGATGGCCGCGGCAGCGCGGACGGCGGGGTTCTCGACTCGGCTCAGCCTGTCGGCAATGAGTTTGAACTGCTCTTCAGGCTTGAGACCATTGAGGTCGGCCATCGTCAGGCCCAACATGGCCAGGGATTCTTTGGCCGTCTGGCTGCCGAGGGCGGCCTCCGTGAGGAGCCGCTGCATACGCTTCAGGCCAATCTCGACCGCCTCCATGCTGGTGCCCGAACGTTCGGCCACGTAGCCCAGGGCCGACAGTGCCTCGACGCTGACGCCCGTCCGCTCGCTCATGTGGGCCATCTCGGCTCCGGCCTCGGCCCAGCGGCGGGCGGCATCCACGATGGGCGTGACGATGGCCGCCCCGGCGGCCGAGAACTTGAGGCCCAGGTTGCGCACGCTGGCACCCCAGGCGGCCAGCTTCCGTGAGGCCGCCTTGAGACCGCGGGCCATGGCCGAGGAGTCAGTGAAGATCTCCACGAAGGCCCGACCGGCACGAATGGCTCCGGCGCTACCCGCCATGAATCACTTCCCTTCGGACTCGGGCGGCATGGCGAGGGCGTACCAGCCCTCCGGGAGGTCCATTACGCCGGCCACCGGCTGGCCCCCGGCGTCCATAACCCACACCTTCGCCCCGCGCACCGTCTCACGCAGCCGCACCGGCTCGCCGTCGGGTACATAGATTGTGCGCGTAGCGCATCCCGTGATGACCAGGAGTGGCAGAAGGAACCAGATCAATCGTCGCATCAGCTTCATGGCGTCCCCCATGTCTTACGTATGCGGGTTCGGAGCCGGTCTCGCAGGGCGTCCTGCCGCCGCCCGTCCTCAGCCGTTGAGGGCTTGGAGAGCGACGGCAGGAGCACCCGCAGCAGGACCTCGATGACCATGCCGAGGATGGCCAAGAGTGTGGCGCTCACAGGTTGCCGTTCGCCTCCAGTTCGGCGTGGGTGATCTGGATGCCTTCCTTCAGGTTGGCCTCCACCTGGGCCGACGCCCGGCGCCCCTCGGTCTCGGCATAGACCTGAAGCACGTACTTCAGGGCCGTATCAAGCCGCTCCAGGCCCTTGTTGGGCACGTCGTCGGGGATTTCCTTCTCGGCGAACTTGACCGCCGAGATGATTGCCCCCTCGTACTGCTGCCAGAGGGGCTTCGCGGCGTAGAGCCGATTCAGCCCCCACAGGATGAGGCCCGCCAGGGCGGCAATGCCTGCCGGGGAGTTCAGCACCGTCCACAGAACCGTCAGAATCGCTTGCCAGGTCATCGGCCTACTCCTTCTTATATGGCGCTGCCCACTTGCTTTGCCGCCCCGGCCCCGTCGGCCGTGACGAAGATCCGCTTCAGAACGTCGATGTTCGCCGCCGTGATCGGAATGCCGCGTCTGCGCCTTGCCGCATAGGGATTGAAGTCCGCCGGGCTGAAGGCCCGCGACTTCTTCGGGTCGCGGTTACAGTTGGCCACCATCGCCAGAAGAGCACTGGTGTGCCCCCACATCTCCCGGCCCTGGCCCTCAGCCATGAGGACCAGTTCCCGCAGCGTCAGCGGCCCGGGGTCGAGGCCGAGGACGCCAGCGAGCTGCCAGATGAGCCGGTGAGCCTCGCGAGCTCCTCGTCCAGCTCCCGCTCGAGGGCCGGACTCTCCAGCTTCCGCAGCGCCGCCTCGACCACCCGGGCCTCCAGCAGCCGCAGCTTCTCCAGGGCCCTCGCCAGCAGCTCGCGGCGGCCCTTCGGGAAAAAATCCACCAGCTCCTCCATCAGGGCCACCGTCGCCCCGTCGATGGCATCCCCGGCCATGGCCCGGCCAAACTCCTCGTCCGTGACCCCCTTGGCGTCGGCTTCGGGCTTGCACAGTGCATAGACCAGGTCGCACAGCAGGATCGGGTCGGCGGCCAGCCGCTCCAGGAGCTTCCCGTCGAGGACCTCCAGGAGGTCCACGCTTAAGAGGCCCCGCACCCGCTTGACGGCCTCGACGTTCACGGTCACCGTCCAGGTGCAACCGGCATTGTCAGCAAAGGTACGCATGGTTCACTCCCCGCCTTATGGCGTTTCCAGGGTGATCTCCCAGTCGGACGACTGGACAGCGGTGCCGGCCAGGTCCAGGATCTTGCAGTTGGCGGCCACGGTGTCCGAAGCCGTCAGCACCAGGGTGACCGCGGCCCCGGCATCGACCACGATGTCGCTCTCGCCGGCCAGCAGGCCGTAGCCGTTGGTGGCCCCCTTGGAGATGGTCAGGGTGTTGGCGCCATGGTTGGCCACCCGGAGCACCGTAACCACCTTGCCCGTACCGTCGATGTCACCGATCAGGTTGGTGAGGTCCACCGAGCCGGCCCCGGCCACCAGGGCCAGGGTGAACAGGCTCTGGACGACGTCGGAACCGATGGTCTTCCACTGCGGGGCGTTGGCCGAGTAGGTCGGCTTGACCGTGACCTTGACGGTGATGGCCTCCTCCAGCGACTCGTCGCGGGAGAAGTCCAGGACGGCGCAGTCGGCCCACAGGCCCTTGGCGCCGGACTCGCCCATGCCGCCGGTCATCACCGCGATACCGATGACCGTGTCGTTGAAGTAGGCGTTCTCCAGGGCGACAAAGCCGGTATCGTCGGGGTCCCAGATCATCTCGAACTCGATGGAGCCTTCCTTGAGGGTGCCGACGCTGGCCTTCCAGCCGGCGTTGGCCCGGGTGGTCACGTCGGCCTCGCCCTTCTGGAGGCCCATGGAGACGTTCTTGACATTGGCGAGCTCCGTCCAGGTGGGCGTGCCGCCGATGCCGGCGGCGCAGAAGTACAGCTTGGCGTCTTTGCCGAGTTTCACTGACATGGTTCTCTCTCCTGCCCGCCGGGCGGGCGACAATCATCAGCCAGCTTTCACGGACGTCGCCCACAGCCGCGGCAACTCCGGTTGCACCTTCCTGAGTGCGGGGCCCATGTACGGGCGAGCGGCCACGAAGACGACCTTGAACATCGGGCCGTACAACTGCTCGTTCAGCCGGTTGGCCCGGTCTACCTGGGCGGCGGTCTTCAGCCTGGTGTAGATCACTCGCCCGCCACGGACGTCAACCTCACCGCCACTGCCCATGCGCCGCTTGCGACGCTGTCTGTTCCTGACCCGGGCCCGCCCGCCGAACTCCAGTGTCTCCGGGGCCCCCGAGCCGCGGGCGAACCCCACCGGTCCGATCACCACCGACTGGGCCACCGGCTCGAAGGCGTAGAAGAGGTTCTTCCTGATCCACGGGTGCGGCTTGATGGCCCGCGGTGGCTCGCCTGGCCGCGACACGCTCGGGTCCCGCGCCGCCCGCTTCCGCATTCCCGCGGCAATCTTTCGCTCCTGCTCCCGGCGGCTGGTGACGTACCGCATCGAGGTCTGGGCCACGCGGCGGATGCGGCGGCCCGCCTCCTGGAGGGCCTGCCGGTTCTTTCGGTCCATGAACTTCGTGACCCGGTCACGGTCGAAGAACCATTTCTTCACGTCGAACCGCAGGCCGAAGGTCGTCCGCGCCGCGCCGGCTGCTCTGCCGGCCCCGCCACTTAACACCTTGCCGAAGATGCTTCCTAGGCCTGCCACAATCACCTCACCACCCGAAAGGTCAGCGTCAGGACGCTGGTGAACTGCCGCAACTCCTCCAGGTGCCCCGGCGAGTAGACCGGCTCATTCTCGGTCCGCAGCCACGAGGCGCCGGGATACTCCGTCAACCGCCTGAGCCGGAAGAACGTGGCGATTTCCTCGACCAGGTTCACCAGCGGGTCGATCTCGTCGTTGGTCTCCGTCTCCAGCTTCTTCTGCACCGCTACGTCGACCGTGATGTCGTACTGCACGCACGTGCGGCTCACGGTGACCGTCTCGATGCTCTTCGGCACCACGGTCACGTGGAGGTCCTTCATCTCCGTAAGGTCGAACTGCGGCCGGTACAGGCGCACGGCCTCCAACTCCTGGCTGAAGGTGCCGGCGTTGAGCTCGGTGACGACGGCGTCGGCGATGTCCACGATCTCAGCCAAGGGCTTCCGCCTCCACTGCCGGAGCGATCACGGCCTTCATCTCACGAGCTCGCTCTAACTTCGCGACCTCCGCAGGGCCGTCAACGACCGGCAGGACGGCCTCGATGTCGGACCTGTCCTTGGCGGGAATCGTTGCGGCCACCGCATCCAGCCGACGCTTTCCGAACAGCACAGCCTTCATCATTCGCTCGTTCACGGTCAGGCCCCCTGATACAGTCCACTGGCTTCCACCACCAGCGGGTACTGGATGCGTTCGTCCGGCACAGAATCCTTCCACCGGAAGTTGATGGACATGATCTGGCCCGTGGCCGTGTGGTTCTTGGCCCGGAAGAACTGCCAGATGAAGGTCTGGTCCATCGAGCCGTACAGGTCCACCCAGCCGTCCGTGGTGCCGTCGCGGAACCAGCACCGAATCTCCATGTCCGCCGCCCCGCCATCCGGCAGGTCGATGTAGCAGAAGGCCGTTGAGTAGCCCAGGAACCCCGTGGGCGGCACGGAAGTCAGTTCCAGCGTTCCCGACTGGGGATAGCACTGCCAGGCGACTCCGCCGTCCACGACGAAGGCCCCCTCCGGCGTCGGCCACACCGGCTCCGTGGCCCCCGAGTGGCCTTCCCCGATCACCTTGTAGCTGTAGCCATTG